ACAATAGCATTGATGATATGGTGCCTTGGAAATCAGATATTACAAATCAGACAGAATTTATGATAAGGTCAGAAGATATATTGACGATTGCAGACCCTAATGGTACAATACTAGACAAATATACTGAACTAACTGCGTAATGAGATTTTATACCAACGTCCAAATGGTCGGAGATAATTTCTTGGTTCGTGGATATGAAGATGGTAAACACTTTGCAACTCGTGAAAAGTTTTACCCAACACTATTTGTAGATTCAAAAAGAAAGACAAAATATAAAACACTTGATGGTTTACCTGTTGAACCCGTTGAGCCTGGCACTGTTCGTGAGTGTCGAGAGTTCATGAAAAATTATAATGAAGTTGAAAATTTTAATATCTATGGTAATGAAAGATATATCTATCAATACATATCAGAAAAATATCCAGAGGTTGAAGTTAATTTTGATACAGAAAAGATAAAACTAACGACAATTGATATTGAGGTTGCATCAGAAAACGGTTTCCCTGATGTAGAATCTTGTGCTGAAGAAGTATTATTAATTACTTTACAAGATTATGCAACAAAACAAATCCGCACTTGGGGTCGTGGATCATTTAATAATAAACAAGAGAATGTAATATACAAAGGATTTAATACTGAGTATGAATTACTCACAGACTTTATTAATTGGTGGATGATTGAAGATAATACACCAGAAGTTATTACAGGTTGGAACAGTAAGTTATATGATATTCCATATCTTTGTCGTCGTATTGATCGTATACTTGGTGAGAAACTTAAAAAGAGAATGTCACCTTGGGGTCTTGTAACTGAAGAAGAAACATACATCTCTGGTCGTAAACATTTATCCTATGATATTGGTGGTGTATCTCAGTTAGATTATCTTGATCTTTATAAGAAGTTTACTTATAAAGCACAAGAGTCATATCGTTTGGATTATATTGCAAATGTTGAACTTGGACAGAAGAAACTCGATCACAGTGAGTTTGACACATTTAAGGATTTCTACACAAAAGGTTGGCAAAAGTTTGTAGAATATAATATCATTGACGTGGAACTTGTTGACCGTATGGAAGACAAAATGAAGTTGATCGAACTTGCACTGACGATGGCATATGATGCAAAGGTCAACTATGAAGATGTGTTCTATCAGGTAAGAATGTGGGACACAATTATCTACAATTATTTGAAGAGAAGAAATATTGTTATACCTCCAAAAGAAAGATCTGATAAGTCTGATAAGTATGCAGGTGCATATGTAAAAGAACCAATACCTGGCAAGTATGATTGGGTAGTTTCTTTTGACTTAAACAGTCTATATCCGCATTTGATTATGCAATATAATATTTCTCCAGAAACTTTACTTGAGACAAAACACCCCACAGTTACAGTTGATAAAATACTTAACGAAGAGTTGACCTTTGAGATGTATCAAGACAATGCTGTTTGTGCGAATTGTGCAATGTATCGAAAGGACGTAAGAGGTTTCTTGCCAGAACTGATGGAGAAGATGTACAATGAAAGAGTTATCTTCAAGAAGAGAATGATTACTGCAAAGAAGAAGTATGAAAAAACTCCTACAAAAGACCTTGAAAAAGAAATTGCCAGATGTAATAATATTCAGATGGCAAAAAAGATTTCCCTTAACTCTGCTTATGGTGCTATTGGTAATCAATATTTTCGCTATTATAAACTTGCCAACGCAGAAGCTATTACTCTATCTGGTCAGGTTTCTATCCGTTGGATAGAAAACCGTATGAATAAGTATTTAAACAAAATTTTAAAAACGGAGAATGAAGATTATGTCATTGCTAGTGATACTGATAGTATCTACCTTAACCTTGGTCCTTTGGTGGAACGTATATACGAGGGCAGAGAGAAGACTGCTGAAAGCGTTGTTTCGTTCCTTAATAAGATCTGTGAGGTGGAATTTGAAAAGTATATTGAGAGTTCTTATGAAAAATTGGCCTCGTACGTAAATGCCTATGACCAGAAAATGTTTATGAAGCGTGAGAATATCGCTGAACGTGGTATTTGGACAGCGAAGAAAAGATATATTTTAAATGTATGGGATAGTGAAGGTGTTCGATATGAAGAACCAAAACTCAAGATGATGGGTATTGAAGCAGTTAAGTCATCAACTCCTGCACCTTGTCGCACCATGATTAAGGATGGACTCAAGTTGATGATGAATGGCACAGAAGAAGATGTAATTAAGTTCATTGATGATTGTCGTGCAAAGTTCAAAACACTTTCACCAGAAGAGATTGCATTTCCTCGCACAGTATCGAATGTCAAAAAGTATTACAACTATACTGACATCTATATGAAAGGCACACCAATACATTGTCGGGGTGCATTACTTTTCAATCACTATGTTAAAAAGAACAAACTAGATCGTAAGTACTCATTGATTGGTAACGGTGAGAAGATCAAATTCATATATCTTAAGAAACCAAACATTATTCGTGAGAATGTAATATCATTCATTCAAGACTTTCCAAAAGAACTTGGACTTGACAAGTACATAGATTATGATCTACAATTTGAGAAGAGTTTCGTTGAACCACTCAAGGCAATACTTGATGCGATTGGGTGGAATGTCGAAAAAACCGTAAACCTTGAACTATTTTTTACATAATGGACTTACCAATTGACAAACAAGAGTTCGACTACATAGTTACTGCACTATGGAGATGTCGAAAAAGTGAAGATAAGTGTGGTGATTTGTATGATAAGATGAAATTAGTTCAAGAAGTTATGGATGCAAATCCCGGAGGGCCTTATAAAAGGATTCTTCGTGAAGAACACAATATGGTGATATAATGAGAATAGACAAACACTTTGATCCTACAGATGATCTTGAAAGAGAACTTCTACAGGAACTTGATGACATCGCAAAACAATTGAGAGGAAAGATTACTTATAGTCATTATGGGAATAGTGAAGGTAAGTCATCTAAAACAGTAACTATTGAATACAACATTGAAACATAGTATGGACTTTTTAAAAGAGATAGTAAAAGAGATCGGGGATGAATATACGCAAATTGCGTCAGATATTGATGAAACTGAAAGATTCATTGACACTGGATCCTACATTTTTAATGGACTCATTAGTGGGTCTATTCTTGGCGGGGTTAGCAGCAATCGTATTACTGCCATTGCTGGTGAGTCGAGCACTGGTAAAACTTATTTTTCGCTTGCTATTGTCAAAAACTTTTTGGACACTAACCCTGATGGGTATTGTCTCTATTTTGACACTGAAGCAGCCGTCAATAAAGGATTATTGGAGTCTCGTGGAGTTGATACGTCACGGTTGGTTGTTGTAAATGTAGTTACCATAGAAGAGTTTAGAAGTAAGGCACTTAGAGCAATAGACATATACTTAAAAAAAGATGAAGAAGAGCGTAAACCTTGTATGTTTGTGCTAGACTCTCTAGGTATGCTTTCTACAGAGAAAGAAATTAATGATGCACTGAATGATAAACAAGTCAGAGATATGACTAAATCTCAACTTGTAAAAGGTGCGTTTAGAATGTTAACACTTAAATTAGGTCAAGCAAATGTCCCACTCATTGTCACAAATCACACGTATGATGTCATCGGAGCTTATGTTCCAACTAAAGAAATGGGAGGGGGTAGCGGACTCAAGTATGCAGCAAGTACAATCGTTTATCTCAGCAAAAAGAAAGAAAAAGATGGTAAAGAAGTCATCGGAAATATTATCAAAGCAAAGACTCATAAATCACGTTTAACAAAAGAAAATCGTGACGTAGAAGTTCGTCTGTATTATGATGAACGTGGTCTTGATCGTTATTATGGATTACTTGAGTTAGGTGAGATAGGTGGTATGTGGAAGAACGTTGCAGGACGTTATGAAATAAATGGTAAGAAACTTTATGCTAAACAAATTCTTGCTAATACTGAAGAATATTTTACAGAAGAAGTAATGCAAAAACTTGATACTATCGCAAAAGAATACTTCTCATATGGAACGAATTGAAACAACGGTTCTTAGGAATCTAATTTATAATGAAGAGTTCTCTAGAAAGGTCATACCTTTCATTCAACCTGATTAC